CGGCCCCTAGATAGACATTAGCATAGTCAGCACCAGTGAGACGGCCCAGTTTAAACTGAGCGGTTAGGTGGGTGTTGATAGCCTCCATTAGGTCATCAAACACACCATTCCCAGTAACAGTGTAATTACCATCAGTGGTAGTTGCTATGTCACTCGTCAAATCACTGGTACTGATTGCCATTAGTTAGAGCCTCTAGATTTCTGTTGGATAGCTAGCTTATCTAACTCAGCTGGGGTTAGATCATCTAGAACTTCAATATTGAATGCTTTGATCAAACGTCCTTCACGACGATCTTGACCATTCTTCATCTTAATAGTGACAAATACTTGGCATTCAGCATTCTTCATTGTTTGGTAGATAATGTTAGGGATGTGCCATCCTTCTTCATTGTCGTATGGAATGTACTTCTTAACGAAACCTACACGAGAATCACCTACAGTGAAAATATCACCTGTGTGGTCTTTCTTCTTAGGATCATTACAACGCACGATGACACGTACTAGACGTAGAGCATCCTGCTTTGCAGTTAATTTGGGGGTATCTAAAACTGTTACTTTTTTAGCTTTAGAAGGTTTAGCTGGGAGTTCCTCACCATTCAGCAATTTAGTCAAAGTATCGACTCCTGCTTTATGATGATACTGAATACCTTCGGCATCCAGTTCAGCTCGGAGATCTTCAATCTCCATTGGTGCTTCATTTACTTCTGACATTGTGTAGTTCCTTATGAAATTAAAAGACCTCCCCCTGCAGCCCTTACGGGCTTACGGAGGAGGTGTGGGTTAAGTCAGTTTACGCCTCTTTAGTCCAGATGATACCAAGACGCTCAGGACGGAGAGCCATGAAGCCATAGTACCACTTGATGGAGTAGAATCCAGTCTCACCGTATGGATCAGTGCGATCTGCAGTCTCTTTACCAGGGCCCTTATGGTAGATAGTGAACTTCACAGTCTTACCATCAGTCTGGAAACCGATAGTAGTGAATGCTCCATCACCAACAACCAGCATTGGGTAGATATCTGCTCCAGCTGCACCAGCACCAGGAGAGTACTGCATCTCAGGTACTACTACGATACGGAACTGACGGACCGAACCAATCTCACCGTTAATCACGCTACCAGCATCTGCGTACTTCTCTACAGATACGAAAGCAGGATTACCATGTAGATCCTTCATTGCTTCCAGTACAGGAATCAGCTCAGAACCGATATACATGACACGTCCACCATTGATAGTCTTAGTATCGATGAGACGTGAACCAGTGATTACCTTAGTCTGCTTAGGAGTCTTGTTGTTATCCAGAGCGATAGACATATTCATCAGATCGCGGTAGGAAACGACACCAGCTACAGAAGCCTTGGTACCTACACCTAGAGCCCCTTCATCATCACCACCAGTAGCGTTATCGGTGGATGTAGTGACATACAGAACAGTACCAGTACCACCAGAAGCAGTAGTCAGAAGATCAGCCTGCAGAGCAGCCTCAGTGATCTCATTTGCACCTACTACAGACTCCTCAGTGATGTGAGACATAAGCTCAGCATCAGTATCAAAGTCTAGAGACTCTTGGGTGTACTCATCGAAGAAGCCGAACTTCTCGATAGAACCTTCAATCTCGGTACGGGTGAAACCTACACGGTTAACTCGTCCACCATTCTCAGAGAGAGCTGGGAGCTTACGAGTAATAACACCAGTGTCCTTAGAGGAACCATACAAGTTACCACCATTAGGAGCTACAGTACCACCTGATCCTGCACCAGTAGTAGCTGCGGCTTCATTAGCGTAAGTAGTTCCCTGCAATGCACCAGCAGCATTCCATGCAGACCATTGACCTACAGTCAGGGCAGTACCATCAGCATCGATACCCTGATCATTGATATTCGCATCATCCAAGAGAGGAACATATACATACTGCTTAATGGTCTTACCCATGTTCTTTGGCATAGCCTGAACATTAGCAAGAGGCATAAAGTACTGCTTCTCACGTACAGCAATGAGAGCCTTCTTGTTGTAATGATCGGTACGGATCTGAGAACCTACAGTACTTGCGGTAGTACCTGGATCGTTATATTGCATTGGCATAATTATTTTCCTTTATCTAACAGTTAATTTAAGTTAACCGTACTTCTTCATAAACTCTTCATCAGACAATTCCAAAGGATTGTCCTGAGTCTCTGCAGCAGCACTGCTAGCTTTCTTAGTAGGAGCAGCAGCTTTTCGTTTCTTGTTTAGCTGAGCTACTTCTTTCTTTGCTTTAGGTTCACTTGATACGCTAGCCTTGTCTGTTGGAGCACCTTGCCCTGGTTGAACTAATTGTCCCTGACTTGCTAGGAATTCAGCAGCCTGCTTGTAAGCCACAACATCAGCAACACCATCAAGCCTGCCTAGAAGTTTCTCACGTTCAACTACTGCCATAACTTTGTCATACACACCATTCTGCATGTGAGTGTCGATGATAGAGATAATCTCAGGATTATCCGCTACCATTGTTTTACTATCTGAATCCCATTGCTTGCTCATAACCTCAATAGTCTTCTGGAAAGTCTCACTCTCACGAATACCTTCAATGGCCTGATCTAAGTTATATTCCTTATCAGACACCCCATATTCAGTAGGGCTGTACTCCACATCTTTACTAGTATCAATATCTAAAGGATCAATACCACTATCTTTTATAAGCTTAGCAACAGCTTTAGGATCTTTCTTACTTAGATCAATGAGATTATTCAGCTTACCTTCATCAAGTAAACCGTTATTCTCAAGCATCTTAACCATCTTCAAATGCGGCTTAATTTGCTGCATCTTACGTTGGTATCCAACACCCATCTGCATAAGACGTACAACCTCTTCAGGGTCGTTAATCTGTATTTCTGTACCATTGGCTTTGAAAGGGGCAGTTACCTTTTCATACGCACTTTTGAAGTCAAATTTATCAGTATCCTGGGTATCCCCTTTCGTGTCTGTATCTTCACCTTCTGTATCAAGAGACTCTGTTTTATCGCTGTTAGCTTCGGGTTCATCCTCCGTCAGGGTATCCCCATCCGGGTCGGCTACTTCCTCGTCTTCGGCAACAACCTCAGGTTGCTCCTGTGCTTCTTCCTGAGCGTTCTCAGTATCCTGAGAATCTTCAGTATCTTCATCAGAGGTAGTCTGCTCTACCTCTGGTTCTGAATCTTGTGTGGGGTCTTCCACATCATCTGGAAACCCTCCTACGCTTTGAGCTAGAAACTCTTCATCAGAGAGTTCTAGAGCGCTTGTTGATGTACCAGCTTTGACTGTCTCCATTATTCAATATCCTCAGCCAGAATCTCTTCACGGGCTTCTTTGGCTTCAGCAATAAGATTCTCCATCTCATTACCTGCAGACATAATCTGCTGGAAGTATCCAAACAATGCACCAGGCCCTGTAATCATCTTATCAATTTTAGCCTCTTGTTCTGGGGTAAGTCCAGCATTCTTAGCCATAGTCAAACGGGCTGCTTCAGTAGTGAAGTACCCGTTCTCAATTACCTCTACAAATTCAGGAGTCTTACTTAGCTTAAGAAAAGCATTCTTAAGTTTAACGTGTTTCTCAGCATCCTCAATAGTGATCTGAATATGGTCAAGTTGGTCTTCTGCTGTGCTCATGTTATACATCCTTATGGGGTTGGTTAGTTAATTATTTAAGTACTAAAAGTTTACTATAAACCATCATAGTAAACTTTTACAAGTTTATCGGTTTAAGTTAGGTTCATTAATAATAGCATCTGCAAATTTCTTATCAAGTTCATTGTTCTGATCTACGCCTTTCATATTCTCCTCATGCTGACGATTAACACCAGACTCTTGCTCTACAAAGTTAAGATCTTCCATATCAGACTTACTCTCTAGGTTACGAGTCTTAGCTTCTTTCAGTGCGATATCTGCAGTATTCTCTTGAGCCTTAGCTTGTTCATTAGCTACCTGAGCCTGTAATAGTGCAACCTCTAGTTGAGCTTTCTGTTGTGCCATAGGATCTGGTTGAGGTTGATACTCCTCAATACGCTTAGCTAGTTCAGGCATCTTACGGAGTCTAGCTATGTCAGATAGAATCATCTGAGACATAGAGGGTTCCATATTATTACCCATAGTCTGTAGCATGAAGGAGAGCTCTTGAGCTTTCTCATTATCAGCTTCAGCAGTAGAGATGTTTAGTTTAATATCATAACGACCACCAAGGTCTTCACGATTGATCGCTACAAACTCTTCGTTAGTAATACGAATGATCTCTTCATCTTCTAGGAACTCAGCATTCATTGAAATGAATTTACGACCAATCTGGAGTATACCCTCAGCTAGTCTACGTAGGATACCTAGCTCCCTCTTAGAGGTAGCATCTAGAGCTGATCTAATACCAGTAGCTGTATTACCTAAGGCTTGTCCTGAGATGCCCTGACTGAATGCCTTTACACCTGTAAGACTCTCTGCCTCATCATTCTGCAGATTCAGCATAGTGAGAGCACTAGTTGGAATCTCTGGGTAAGTCTCCATATGGAATGCTTGTCTAGGATCAATAGTGGAATTGAACTTGTAGTCATCCCCTCTCTCAAACTTACGTGCATTAATTACGTCTAGAGCATCCTTACGGATACCCTGTTGACCGTTGGCACTACGACCTAGGATATCAATCATCCCTCTAGTGACTGCTCCTATGACCTTCTGGTTGTCCTCTAGGAGGTATCCATCAGGTTGTCCAAAGACTTCCTTACGTACAGGGAGATAATCTACCTTAACAAAGGGTAGTTGTTTATCAGGGAATGGAGCCTCCTCTAGACGAACTAAAGTATCCCCAATCCAGGTAGCTACAAAAGGTTCTACCTCTCCAGTTCCATTGATATCCCAGAAGCCCCAGTATTCATGAGCTACGAGCTTCTTACGAGCCTCATCACTGAACTCGAAGCTAGCATCCCTCTCTCCTACAGAGTGGTCAGGAGCTGCTAGAGCACTCTGGTTCTCAGTCTTAACGAAATCTAGATTCTCATATCTACCGTCCTTTTTCAGCTGAGACATAGAGGTTTCAAAACTATAAATAATGAACTCTGCTTTGTCTAAATCCCCCTCACAGGTAGGATCAATAATGAGGTTCTTATAGTTACAAATCTCAACTGTAGGTTGGTTCTTAAGTACCTTTGTCTGCTCTTGAGTTTCAGTACCTACTTGAACTTCCTCATAGGGAGGAAGACCTTGTGCTTGACGTTGAGCAGCAATCTCAGGATTAAGTATAGGACGTGCTTCCATGACTGGAACTTCTACTTCTACTATCTCTTCTTCGTACTCCCAGCCAGTACGGACAATAACGGTACCTTCATCTACTGCAGTACGTACAAACTCATCAATGAACTTGACCTTCTGAATACGATTATTGAATTGAGAGTTTAGAACTAAACCATTCTGAATAGCTGCCTGCTTATCCTCAAAGGTGACAGGGGAGGTATTGAATAGATCATTAGTAGATAGGAAAGGTTCACTCAGAGCTGCATACCTCCACTCTGCTTGCTTACGGATAACCTTAGGTACGATCTTAGATCGTCCCTTCTTAGCCTTAATCTGCTGATCCCCACGTAGAGCACTAAGCCACCCATCTACCGTAGTAACGTGAGCTATGTGAGAGCTCTGGGCTGCGGTGTAGTCTTTCTTGAGATCTGATAGTTTAGGAGGGTTCTCCCAGTTAACTAGCTTATCTGCTTCAGGTGCTGCTACGTCGGTTTTATCGTCATTCATAAGTTATCCGTGTTTGTACTTTAAGGCAGTATATTTTAATCGCCCCCTGTATAGGACATGCATAATTAGTCATACCAATATGTGTCGGAGTGTACCCATCTTCTTATTACCATGCAATCGGGAAGTAGGATTACCTTTACTTAATTAACATATACCGAATGTTAAAATTGTCGTTTAGGTAAGCAGTTGGCCTTACACTTACACCGTCACCATCCATACACGTGACTCTTGGATATATCTTGTCGCCAACGACCTTCACAGCAGCAGAAGTTCTCACAACGGATGAGGTAGTCGGTCCGCGAGAAGAGTTCACACAAACATAGGGGTCTGTAAAAGATGCAGTTATTTCCTCTTGTGCTAAATTGATTATGAACTGCTACACCACCGCAATCACCTCAGCTTTTTTAATGGCAATTACACATCAATAGCGCCCGACCACTCAGGCAGTAATTTGAGCGCCTCGTAAACCCATGAGTGTATCCCCACCCCTGTTTGAGCTAGAGCAGTTAACTTAAACCTAGTAACACCTTTGGTTGGATCGTTACTTTCTCTTGTGCTCGAATCAACATAGCTCCATATCTCACCAGTCGCTATAGTGAGAGTGGCATCAATTTTTACCTTACCTAGTTTATGGTAAGAAAAAGTACGCCCATCCTGTGCGGGTTTATTTACCTGTAATGCCATTAGAGTGCCTCCGATGGAACTGGCCCAACCATCCCACCCTGTAACCAAGCTACCAGAGCAGAGTATCGGTCGTTAATAACTACGGCTTTAGAACTTCCAGCTGATACAACACATACACCGGCACCACCTGCACCACCTGCAGCTGATCCTACTCCGCCACCACCTCCTCCTGCGCCTGCACCTCCCGCACCTCCTGACGCACCTGTCCCGCCTGCTGCCCCACCACCACCATAAGCAGATCCACCACCCGGATGCGCCGGATTAGCCTGGCACGCCGTACTATAACCCTGGCAATAGGGAGAGTTGAACCCCTGAGCACTGCCCGGACGTCCCGCTGCACCACCGGCAGCAGTGCTTAACACCACCAGTGATGCGTCCTTTAGAACAGAGTCAGCTCCTGCTGCGGCACTTACCCCGCCAAGCCCCAGCGTTATGCTATATATAGCACCTGGAACAACCGATAAAGTAACAGGAACTATCGACCCAGGCGAACCACCAAGACCGCCACTTGCACAAGACTCTACCCCGTCATCAAAACCATCGTCATTACATCCCAAACCTTGCGTCGCCGCAGAACTAAATAAGCCTCCACCGCCTCCACCGCCCACCAAATTAACAGTCAGCGAATCATAGTTACTTACAAACACCCATACCCCACCAATTAACCCAACATCCTTAGAGACAGGATCACCTTCGTTATCGGCTACCTTAAAATAATGAGTGACCCCAGTAGTGGTGAAGGTGACATTATCCCCCAGAATAAATGCAGCATCTAAGACCCCAGCCTCTAGTGATCCACCAAATATACCAGTTGAACCAGTGATATTCCCACGGAAGAAACCATTATTAAAAACAGCGTCACCCGCTTTATCAATGAGCCACCCAGCATCGGAGTCAACAGCATTACTATCACTTTGAATCACATTGGCGATCTTGGCGTTAGTGATATTCGCATCGGCAATCTTTGCAGTATCAATTGCACCATCAATCAAGTGGAAATTGTCGATAACAGCATTGCCGATCATGGCGCTGACTATCGAGGCATCCTGAATCATCGCGCTATTGATGTACGTCACACCCCCGTCGATTACGAAAGGTATAACCGCCGTTCCCACTTTGATAGAGAACCCTTCTGCAGCTGTAGCAGGAGAAGAAGTCCCACTACTTACTGTATAGGTGAACGTATCAGCATCAAGCACAGTGTCAATAATCTTAGTGCCGTTATACCCACCTTGTGCTGCGCCTGTAATTACAATTGTGTCCCCTACGGTATACCCATGAGCAGTACAACTGGTAGTTGCAACACCCGCAGTTTGGGTAAGGGTAGTCACAGATTGTAGAGTTTCATTAGGGTTAATAACAGCAAAACGATCAGCTTGTAGTATAAACTCAGAAAAGGGTACTCCGTCTGCCGCTGACGATGCTAAACCAAAACCTGATACATAACCATTGTTATCAATCTTGACTGTGTACTGAGCATCTAAGCCATTAATCGATGAAGTGTGCTGATTGATAGTCGTAGTGTGATTACCTACAGTTGTAGACACCGTATCAATACTTTCAGCAATAACCTCAGTGGTTTCCCACGTATGGCCCCCAGTTATACAGGCAGACCTTGTTTCCTCAACAGAGTCCCCGTTACTATCAATACATCTCCCTACTTGTTCAGTAATCTCATTACCAACATAGGCCTGAGTAGCAATAGCTAGAGCTACCCAAGCACTACCACTCCATCTACGTACCTCATCATTAGCATCTGTAACTACCCATAGATCTCCAATACCTGTTGCTATAGGAGGAGTTGTCGAACCCGCATAAAAGATCACCATTTTAGTAGCGGCTAGTTCTGCAGCAGCAGTAGCGACAGTATCATCCGTATACTTAGTTGCTAGTGCCCAAGTAGAGGCTCCTGTATTTATATACATTTCCTGAGGAATGTAGGTTTCATCAGCAGTGCCTGTAGTAGGTAACCATATATCATTCACAACCCCCACAGGTATGCTATGTGACTGGTTCGCATAGATAGTACGTTTACCATCGGTCAGGTCAGCTAAAGCGAGGGAGTTAGTATTATCCCCCAGTTGGTTCCATGTAGTCGGACCAATGCCCGTACACTTCCATGTATTAGTA